GAAGTTCGTGCGGTCGTTCGGGCAATACAGCAGAAACGGTGCTTGAATCTCCTGGAACATCGCACGGATCTTCTCCTCAATCTCCGGAGTTATGGTCGGCGGTGGATTGCCGTTCAACCTGCTTAGAATGTGAGCCGCATGCTCGTAGTACTTTGACCGCCCCAGCTTCTTCAGAATCTCGCGAATCTCCTTCTCCGTCAGATCGGCAATATTGTTGATGCGACGCTTACGGATCTCCAGCACTACCTCGTTCATCACCTCCTCCGGAATCATCGTGGACTCCTTGGCCTGAAACTGGTTGAGGATCTCGTTCAGGTGGTTGATCTTCTTGTACGCGTAATTGTTCCGCTCCTTCGGCGGATCGCGAAACGAAGGAAAGTCGGATACCACCAGCGAATACTCCTCTGACCCGCACTTCGGACAGACCAGAATGCCTTCCGAGCTAATCTCCTCACGGGCCACGTTGCATCCCACGCAGTGCTCCGTCATCAGCTGCGTGGCCTCCGGGTTGTTGCTCAGCTTCATACGGGCAACGTACTCGTCAAACATCTGCTTCTTCGACACACCAACCGACTCCGACGGCCCGGATGCGGCGAAGAACTTCATGAACGTCGATGCATCCTTGGGAGACTGTAACGCGGTTGCGGTGGCATCCGGACGTTTGTAATAATCCATCAGGATGTCCATGTTTTTCATGTAGTAGTCTTCCATCGGATTCGCCTGGGCCAACTCAGTCTCAATCTCACGAACACGTGTATCCCATCCACTGCATGTGACCACATCCGCAATCTCATTAGACGTCCTCAGCCCTTCAATACGTTCGCGTAACCCAGCCAGTTCGGTCTCCAGGTCTGCCTTTCGCGATGTGGAGGTCCGTAATCCGCTCACAATGTCCTGATGGACAGAATCAAGCGTTCCCATTGACGTTGTTTCTGTTTCCCGTGTCTTCCTCACTCTGAACACGTCCATATAGTTCGTCTTCCACTTGTTTCATGAAAGCAGAATTGTCGCATACGATAGGCCGCTGCCGACGAACCGCAGACAGAAGCGTCCGGAAGTCGATGCCGAAGTTCTTGCACACGAATGTCAAGACTAGAAACGCAGATCGATTGATTCCCGCTTTGCAGTGGACGTACACTGTCCCGTTCGTCGACCGCAGAAACAGCCGCATCCAATTCTCGAACTCTGGGTACCAATCGAGGATCCGTACGGCCATCGAGTCAATCGCGTGGAGTTCCGCGTAATTCCCCGCATGGCGTCTCCGCCACCACTCTGGACAATCGTCGGCAAACGCACAATTGACCACGTGGGTAATGTTATGCTTGGCTGTGAAGAGTGGAGTAATTTGAAACCCAGCCCCGAGGAGAATCCGCGGATAGACCCACGCGGGCGGGCACTGCATTGTATTCTTTCACACTAACCGAGAAAGCTCGAAAAAACGACATTGACGAAGTGGGCCAGGACCACCGAAGCCGCCCCCACCACTGCGGCACCCTGGTAGCTCACAACGCCATTGCCCGTATACGCCGAGGGGATGTACTGGAGCAGCAGGTTGCGAGGCGTGGACAGAGACAGTACAAAGGCCGAGACGAAGAAGGCAATGTACAGCTGGAGATTGCGGAACATGAATCCCATCTGCGGAAGCGATGGCTTGAATGACGGTGCCATAGCCGTTACACTGGGACCCGGGCCACTGGCCTCGGGGTAGACAGGAGGGGCAGACTGCGGGCCCTGCGGACTCGGAAGGAGAGCGTCGAGCGATGTTGCGCCTTCCATTGTTTATGAGGAAGACGGGATTTCGCATTCGGCATCTTCCACGCGGTAGCGATAGCACTTCCCGTCGACCTTCACGATGCGTGAGGTTGTTTCGTTGATGGGAACTGCGAGTGTCTTGATAACACCGTAGTCACGGTGAAAGAGCATGACAGCCAACCCTAGACCGATGACGAAGGAAAAGAAGGGTGCCCCCCGATTGAGGACATGGGTGATGGGCACCTGCATTACTTCTGAGATGCGAGGAGATTCAGTGAATCGGGTTCGGCCGTACATGGCACTTCGGTTGCCTCGAAGCGAACACATCCGGTGTCGGTATGAAAGACCTCGGGACTCCCCGGTTTAGGGACACCCGATGTTTTGCGTGTGGGCGGGACAAAGACTGTCCCGATGACGAGGCCGGTCAATACACCGGCCACAAGCCATGGAAGTTGGATCGGCATACTTATACTTATCGCAGACCTGCTTTCTCCGCTAGCATCCCGGCGACACCATTCACGCCATCACGTGCAGCACTCGCCACGGTCACTGGGACACGCGTCTTCAGTTCCTGGATAGGCACAACGGCGGTGAACCAGATCAATACCTGTACGATGAACCCAGAGATCGGGGCGACGCCGGATCCGATGGACATTATGACCTTCACCAGCCAGCCGTAGGGCGGGTTCTTGAAGACAATTCCCAGCAACAGAGAGGGATAGTAGAACAGCGAGTAGAACTTGCTGATCATCCACACCACCCACTGTCCGACAAGTCCAAAGTCCTTTTCGGAGTAATCGTGATGTGCCCCGTTGTATCCAGCAATCGCAGTAGGCTGCATCGCCTCCTCAATGTACTTCCACTGCCGGTACGTCCACAGGACCACCAGTGTCCATCCCAGCACAACGACAAACAGGAACTGGGCTTTGGCTGCAGTGATTCCGATTCCCCACAACACATCCCCAGGTTTCTGGACGAACTTACCAAATGCAGAGCGTTCGCCAATGTCGAGCGTCTCGCTGATTTTCGCCTTTGCTTCGTGCCACAATCCTCGCTCGTCGAGATATTGAACCTTGAGCTCGGGCGGTGTGAGCTTCAAGGCGTCGGCGTCGGCAGGCGTAGCGATCTGATTGTTTTTCCGGAGATCTGCATCCAACTTGGACACAAGAATCGTGATCTTGCCGTAGTTTCTTGATTGATTGTCTGTGAGTACATCCATGACATCGATCGTCTGATCGGAGACCGTGTACTTGGCCGTTAGCACCTTTACGCTCCCCATTGTTACTTGGCGAATACGAGATTTGCCAGTCCACTCACGATACGGAGGTAATTGATCGACTCCACGTAGACGCCAACCCTATATGTGTAAGAGAAGATGACAGTTCCGCCAACAACGGATTGCACGACTGTCAGAAGCTGATCGGGCGTGTAGATCAAGGCACCCGGGGTTCCATCCGGATTGTTAGGCTGGCGTGCAGTAGGGTTTGACACGATCACCGGGTTTGTGCTGAACACGGTCGACTTGAGAATGCACACTGTGGTCTGGGCAGTAGCCGCGGCCGCTGAAGGGATGGGCTGCTGAAGCGAAACACGTAACACAACCTTGTTGTACAAGGACGCATTCGCCGCACCACTGGGCTGGTACCGATGATTGTCGAGTGCGAACGAATACATGTAGATTCCCGGCATGCTCGCGGGCTGTTTGCCTGTCGTGTGCTTGTACTGCTGAATCAAGCTAAAGTACGACACGGGCTTCGTCTTGAACCGCTCATTGCCATCGAACAGCAGCTGACCGTCCACCACAATATCGCGGGGGAACACGGATGTGAGCTGGTTCTGGCCCGACGAGTAGAGCAAGTCGCCGGTTGCCGTCGTAATCGCAGAGAACGGGGCACGGTTTGAATTCCCCCAGTTTGTGTAATTGTCCCAGTCGTTGCTAAGTATCTCGTCTGATCGCTGGGCTGCAAACACCATTCGCGTGACCATATTGAACATAGGGACTTCAAGATCCGAGTTCGCACCAAACTGGCCTTCCTTACTCACATACGTCACCTGCTTCAGCAGGAACGTCTGGTCCGCCGCAGCCAGCTGATTCATCTCCATGTCGGTCACGTAAATGAAGTTGCCCTCGAGGTATGGGTTCGTGTAGAACGTAGCGAGCAGCGGATTGCTCGGAGTTCCTGTCACGGTCGGAGGACTGAGGAACAGCGACATTGGGAAGGATCCGGTAGGTTGGATACGCTGACCAAAGGTAGGATTGACACCCGAAGCTGCGGTTGCATTGTATCCCGCCGCAATGGCTCCCGAGTATCCGACGGTTGACGCGACGGCAAACGTGGTGGACGTAACAGCCGGAACTGCGAGGATCGTGTACGATCCGTTCAACAGAGGCGACAGAGATCCAAGACCTGCGATCGTCACCGTGTTTCCGGCCACGAAGCCGTGGGGCGTTGAAGTTGTGAAGGTCTCGTACGTTCCGCCGCTGGCGACTGCGGACAGTGCTACAGTCGTTGTACCCGGGTTCACATCGATGACCGTGTACAGCTGGTTCAAGGCCCGAAGAGTCACGTTGATGTACACCTCAGAGTTCTGCAGCGAGACGAGGGGCAACGCCAGTCCAGGGTTCTCGCAGAACCAAAAGTGAAGAGGAACTACGAGCGTCCGCGAACGAATCGACGGCTCAGGTGTCGTCGTGAATGGGGCGGTTGTCGGAAGAACGGCCGGTGTCACTGCGTGAGGGTACTGGTTCTGGCGGTCATACGCATTCGCGGGGTCGTACATCGCAGGTACATTCCCGACCATCTCATTCACTACGTCCCGCTTCGTGGCGTCGTGCGTAAGGTACGAATACATCTTCAGCCACTCACCACGCAGAGTCGAGATGGTGACGCCGTTGGCCACGAAATCAACGTGGTCGATCATAGTGTAGCCGATGTTCTTGATCCACTGGAACTCGTAGCCAATCGCAGTACACCTGGAATCATATCCAGCGGGGGCGGCAGTGGTTCCGATCGAAGCCATTGGTGACCAAATGTCGGGAAGCGTAAGGACGAGGTACGTGTCGTGAAGCAGCTGGGCATACCGATCGACGCGACAACTCAGCGTACGTGTCTGTGTGAAATTGAAGTCAAGGTTTGACGAGGAGAAATCCATGCGAATAGACTCCATGGCAAAGTTCGTATGCCGACGATACACTGCCCTGAAGTGGGTCATAGAGGGATTGCCGTTAATGAGGTGGTTCTGTGCCCCCACCTGCGACAATTGAATCAAGCCGCCCGGCATTTGTATTAACGTACACTGATTGTTTAGACTAAAGTACCAGCAAGAGGAACAGCCGCAGTCGGACAATTCACGCAGTCGCTAATCTTGGGACGGGTGCCCGGTGCTGTCCACTGGGACTGCGGCGGAAGTCCCGGTACAGACCCCGGGGCCGTGCTCAGCGTCTGAGGGTACGGCGTCTTGTTGTACTGCGTGGCCTTGTTCGCCAGAATGGACAGGTACACGTAGTTGTACTTTCGCTGAGGGGCGGGCGGTGTATTCGCGAAGGAAGCCGCAACAATGCGACGCTTCTGGGCGGTCAAGTAATCCTGGGCAGAGTTGACCTGCATCCTATTTATACAGACCGGAGAGAATACACTCAAATGAGGTTCGTTCTCGTTAGCACGCACGTTGATCAGACCACGGGGTACTCGAAGGTCGTCTCCAATCTTCTGGCCCAGGCCGCCACTCTTGCACCCAAGGTGAAGACGTTCCACTTCGGATTCCAGCGTCACCCAGAGCACAAGAACATTCGCAAGGTCCCCGAGGGAATCGTGGCGTACGATGCGGCAGCCAATGAGGACCCGAAGGAGGAGGGCTTCGGCTTCAACAAGATCCACGAGTACTTGGAGATGGTCGGTCCCGACGTGGTCATGATCTACAACGATCCGATGATCATTGCCCGGTTCATCAATGCCATGAAGTACAAGAAGGGTGAGACTCCGTACAAGCTGTGGGTGTATGTGGACCAGGTGTACAATGGAATCGCCCAGCCCCTGATGGATGAGATCAACAAGTCGGCGGAGCGTGTGTACTGCTTCACGGATTCGTGGGCCAAGACGTTCAGCGAGTATGGTACGGGAGTCGCGGTGCCCAAGACGATCGAGCACGCCGTGGACTCGACTGTCTTCTCGAACATGCCGCCGGCAGCACGTATGACTCTCCGTAAGAATGTGGGTCTTCCCCCGGAGGCGATCGTGTTTCTCAACGCGAACCGGAACAGCCAGCGGAAGCGTCAGGACCTGACGATCATGGGATTCGTGGAGCTGCTGAAGCGTCACCCAGAGAAGCCGCTGTGGCTGCTCATGGTGACGGCTGTGGATCCTCAGAAGGGTGCGTATTACGACATTCAGCGTATCTTCGTGGACCAGCTCACGCGTGCGGGACTCGATGTGCCCACGTACGGCAAGCGGATGGCGATTGTGGATACAGCCCCGCCGAATGTGCTGAATGACGACGGTGTCAATCAGATCTACAACATGTGCGACGTGGGCATCAACACGTCAGATGGCGAGGGCTTCGGACTCTGTCAGCTTGAGCATTTGTACACGGGTGCCCCGCAGGTTGTCACGGATGTGGGTGCGTACCGCTCGTTCCTGCCTGAGGGTGCAGTTGCGTACGTGCGTCCGGGACCGCCCGTCTATCATGCGGCAGGTATGCCCCTGGGTCTGTATGCCCCATCCTTTGACCCGACCCACGTGGCCGATGCGATGGATGTGGTGATTGAGAAGTATATTGACATGCGGGCCAAGGCACTGGAGACGAAGTTCAAGACTTGGAGCGACGTGTGCGGCGTTTGGCTCGACGACTTGCGTGCCGCTTCTTAACGCGACGCGACTTGCGACGGCCTCCACCCACCTTTTCAAGTCTTGCTTTGTCTAGAGTATCGTCGTCATATTGTTCGATTACTTCTCCTTTGTCGTCTTCTAGGTGATATTTGTGGGGGGACACTGCCACGAGGTCATAAAGTTTTCCATTGTGTTTCACACGAGTTTTGCCCTCGACCTTCGCAGTGTAATACTGCACAGTCTCTCGTTTCATCGGGGTGCCGTCCGGTGTACGAGCCTTATTAGAATATCCATCCACTGTTGTCCGTAGATAATAGCGTTTTTGGTTGAACTCATCGTTAAATGTAGCCATCGGCATACCGTCTGTAATCAAAACATAAGATATAGGGTCTTCTTGGCCCGGCGGCACCGTGCGTGTTTCGACGACTACGGGGGCCGC